CAAACCCCGATGACTTTACGCCGTTTGACCAGATCACACAGGAACAAGCATTAGCGTGGACACAAGCCGCCCTTGGCCCTGAGCGCGTAACGAACATGGAAACAGAAGTTGATTTTCTGATTGCTCAAGCCGCTGTACCTACGCCCCAACCCGCACCTTTGCCTTGGGGCTAATTGTATGATTGAAGGCCCGTTTTTTGGTGGTGCGTTCTTTAGTGGTGGATTTTTTGAAGCCATTCAGGCATACTTAGACGAATTATTGATTAAACTTCGGTCATTTACCGAGAGAAGGAGATTCTAATGGCGATTAACCTTAAAGCAATTACCTCGGTAATGGGCTACCAGCAGATCACAAGTCTAAGCTCTGCCACCAAATTAACCGTGCCCCAGCGTGACTTAAATGGCCTGGTGGGCACGCCCCGCATCGCCATCATTACGCCTGAGACGCAAGGCGTGCGCTGGCGCGATGACGGTACGGCCCCCACAGCTTCTGTTGGCATGCCCTTGGCAGCTGGCGTGACTTTGCAGTACGATGGCGACTTGTCGCAGATCCAGTTCATTGAGCAAGCTGCAAGCGCCAAACTTAACGTTACTTATTATTCTTAAGAGGTCAAAATGCAAGTCTCTAACGACACCCCCGCATTGAATTACGTTGAGTATTTCACCAAACAGTTGCCTGTTGACTTGGCGACCATGGCCGCCCTGCGCGACGAATTGGCCATACGCCAAGGCGCGCTAACCGCCGCCCAAGACGCTATTGCTGACCGCACCGCCGCTACAGCCGAGCTGGCCAAAGCCCGCACAGACGCCGCAGCCATCATGGCAGACGCTAAAACAGCCTCCGACGCCGCCAAAGCACAAGCCGCAGAAACTGCCGCCGGCGCTGCTGAACTGGCCAAGGAACAAGCAGATTTTGATACAGCAAGCGCTGCCCAACAAGCCGCATTGGATGCTCAAGCCAAACGTTTGACAGCCCAAGCCGCTTCTTTGGCCACGCAAGCCGAACAACAAACACAAGCAGCTGCTACACTTGTAGCAGACCGAGCAGCCCTTGACGCCCGTATTAAGGCGTTCCAAGATAAGGTTGCTGCACTGAATGCATAAAACTGTACTGGCCCAGTAGACCAGGGAATCTTAGGATTCAAAATGGACAATGAAATCTTAGCGGAAGCACCCGCGCCGGAACAGGAAGCAACGGCTGCCCCTGAACCCGAAGTTAATACGCCGGAAGTATCGACAGAGCAGACAGACCAGCCAGCGGAAAAAACTTATACGCAAGCTGAAATTGACGCGATGATCGGTAAGCGCCTCGCAAGAGAACAGCGCAAATGGGAAAGAGATCAGGCCACAAAGGCTGCGGAGACGCAAACCTTGAGGTCTACGCTAGCGGAAGCACCGAGTGCTGACAGTTTCACAAGCCCTGAAGACTATGCGCAAGCATTGGCCCTTCAGAAAGCCCAAGAACTTGTCGCCCAACGTGATGCCGCAAAGCAACAAGCTGAGATCATGGAGGCTTATGCCGACAGTGAAGAGAAAGTCAGGGACAAGTACGACGACTACGATCAGGTAGCCCGTAACCCTAACGTGCCCATCACCGAGGTAATGGCTGAAGCGATTTATGAGTCTGACGTTGGCCCCGAGGTAGCTTACTACTTAGGATCTAATGTTAAGGAAGCAGCTCGAATCTCCCGTTTATCGCCTTTCATGCAGGCAAAAGAGATTGGAAAGATTGAAGCCAGATTGGCCTCTGATCCTCCGGTCAAAAAAACTTCAAACGCGCCAGCACCGATTAGTCCGGTAACAGCACGTTCAACAGGTGCACCGAGCCATGACACGACTGATCCTAGATCAATCAAGTCCATGACAACCTCGCAGTGGATCGAAGCTGAACGCGCTCGCCAGATGAAAAAGTACGAAGCGCAACGCAACCGCTAATTTTTTGAAAGGACTAATATGTCTAATAGTATTCTGACGATTGACATGATCACACGCAAAGCGTTGGAGATCTTGGAAAACAACCTTGTTATCACACGTAACGTAAACCGCCAGTATGACGACTCTTTCGCTGTTGAAGGCGCAAAGATCGGCTCTACACTGCGTATCCGTTTACCTGATCGCGCTTTGGTTACTGACGGCGCCGCCTTGCAAGTGCAAGACGACAACGAGCAGTTCACCACACTGACTGTTGCTTCACAAAAGCACATCGGTGTTAACTTCACATCTGCTGAATTGACCATGCAATTGGACGACTTCGCAGAGCGTGTGTTGAAGCCTCGTATCAGCCAGTTGGCATCTTCCATTGATGCTGACGTTGCCAACTCTTTCTTAAGCATTGGTAACTCGGTTGGCACGCCTGGCACTACGCCTGCTACTTCTTTGGTTCTGTTGCAAGCGCAGCAAAAACTGAACGAAGCCGCAGCTGTAATGTCTCCCCGTTACGCTACTGTTAACCCTGCCGCTAACGCTGGCTTGGTTGAAGGCATGAAGGGTCTGTTTAATCCTACAGACACCATCAGCAAGCAGTTTAAGAACGGCATGATGGGCACTGGAGTGTTGGGCTTTGACGAGATCAACATGTCTCAGTCTATCAAGCAGTTCACAACTGGCTCACGCGGCGCTACTGGCGCGACTTTGTCTGCTGCTGTGTCTACACAAGGCGCAACTACCATTGCCATCACTGGCGGCGGTAATGCAGGCACGGTCAAGATCGGTGACGTGTTCACTGTGGCTGATTGCTTTGCTGTTAACCCACAAACCCGTGAGTCAACAGGCTCCTTGTTCCAGTTCGTTGCTACTGCAAACGTGACTTTGGGTTCAAGCGGCGAAGGCAACATCACTGTTGCTCCTATCTACACTTCTGACAACGCTTTGGCTACTGTCAACAGCTTCCCTGCATCTGGCAAGGCTGTAGTGTTTGTGGGCGCGGCTTCTAGCCAGTACGCACAGAACTTGGTCTACCATAAAGACGCCATCACGTTTGCTACGGCTGACTTGTTGTTGCCACAAGGTGTTGACATGGCTGCCCGCGCAGTTCACAACGGTATTTCCTTGCGTGTGGTTCGCCAGTACGACATCAATAACGACCGTATGCCTTGCCGTATCGACGTTTTGTATGGCTTTAACACAATTCGTCCACAGATGGCTTGCCGCATCTGGGGTTGATTTAAATTCACATTGAAAGGAAATTATCATGGCTTTACCTAATGGCGCAGGCGGTTACCAACTTGGTGACGGCAATCTGTCTGAACTCACGATGGGCTATGCAGCCGCCCCCCAAACTGCCACATCTACAGCAACTTTGACAGCTGCTCAAGTGACCGGTGGTTGGTTGGTTGCTAACCCCAGCACATCTGCTGCTACTTACACTTTGCCCACAGCCGCATCTATTGACGCGATTGTGACCAGCGCAAAAGTTGGTAGCACATTTACGCTGAACATCATCAACACTGGTACTTCTTCTGGTACTGTGACTTTGGCAACAGCTACTGGCCTCACCGATGGCGGCAACGCTTTCGTGGCCGTGGCTATTACCTCTAGCGCTCAGTTTACATTCCGTAAAACTGGCGATGCTACTTACACTGTTTACAAAACAGCCTAAGAAAATGATGGGGCTTCGGCCCCGTCTTTTAAGGAAAAATCATGCCATCAAATACCAAAGCTACTGGCGTCGCATATCTGGATCCTGAATTCAGCACATGCTACGCAACCGAGGAAATCGGCTACGCTGCTTCGGCGCAAGGCACTGTGACACAGGCAACAAGCAAGTCCACAGCGGTAACGCTGGACAAGTCTATGGGCCGCATCACAATGAACAATGCGTCTTTGGCTACCGCTACCAATGCGACGTTCACTTTGAACAACAGCACAATCAGCGCAAATGACACCGTGATTTTGACAATTTCTGGTGGTCAAGCTACCGCTGGCTCATACAACGTATTTGCTAACGCGCTTGCTACTGGTTCTGTCAGCATTACGTTGCGCAACATCTCTGGCGGCTCGCTGTCAGAAGCTGTTGTCATCAACTTTTGCGTTATCCACGGCGCAAGCTAAACCAAAGGGGGCTAATCACCCCCTTTCTATTATGAACATCACACTTGTACATCCTGTCCACGGCGCTAA